AATCTAGATATAAGCTCGTATTTGTTTTTATCAAAAATACTATTAATAGCTTCTTCTTCTGCTATTTCTACAGACTGCTTGTAGTCAAGCTGCATGTGAAGCTCTAACTCTTCAGTAGTTTCAGGCAGCTTGCTTTGATCTGTTTGATATATGTTTATGCCTAATTGACTAGCTACCGCGTCGTTAAAAAGCTTAGCTTGCATGTCCTCGGCTATTTTAGTAACATAATTTGTACGCTCTTGTATCGACGCTGGATCTTGTGAATAAGCTTTAATGTCATAAGATCTGTCAGCCATGCCGTTAACAACAATGTCAACAAACTTTGGTATAATAGGTACTGGCTTCCAATCTAAATTTAAATAAGATAAATCACCGTTAATTGATAATTCATCTTTGTATTTTCTAACAGACTGCTCCCCTCTAGCGTATAGTCTTAACGAGTGAAATGATTGTTTTGACGTTGAATATCTACCAGATCCATTTTTACCGTCGTAACCATCTTTAGTATTAAACCACTCATGTTCTATAGCTCTACCAACCTTACTACCATATTCTAGTGACATTTTCTCTAAATCACTAACCGCTTGGCTGGGAAAAGAACTTTTTATAGCTTTATTAATCATTTATTTTAAATTATTTTTGATCTTGATCCTTTGTTGTCATACCTTTTAATTCCAAGGTTTATACTTCTAACTTGTCTTTCTTGAACTGGTGTGTAAAGGTTTTTATTGCAAGCCATTATAGCTAGCCCTGAACTTATTGAAGCATCAAACTTTGTTCTGTTGTTTATATCAAATCTAGCCCAGTCTTCTAATGTTCTATTAAAATACATATCGCCGCAGCCTTGATTATTAAATCCTACGTATTTCTCTATGTAAGACTCTATAGCTGCAGCATGCGACTGCTTCATATCTTGTGAAGAGTTAGGTATACCACCTATTTCTTTTTCTGTTACTGAAAGTTTATTAAAAACTTTATCAGGCCTGTTCATTGAAAAGCCTCTATAGCCTCTTCTTTTAAAATGGTATAACAACCTTGGCTTGTTATTTTCTGCTAGTATTGGCATGCCGTAAAACACGCAAGCCATAAGTACATCTTCAAAAAATATTTCAGCCGTTTGCGGCCGAGCAACATATTCTAAGAAAAAGCTGTTTGATGGCGCTTCTTCCATTGAATATTTAGTAAGTCCGTGCAAAGCTCCGTTAGATCCTATACCGTCAACAGTGCCTGATATATCGTAGCTATCACAGCCAAATGCTCCAACATGTTCGTTGCCAGGAAACTTAATACCATTTTTAAGTCTTATTCTGTTTTGCATTTCTATTTTAGGTACCCAGCTAACTTTAAACCTACCGTTTCTATTAGGCATAAACTCTACAGTGCTATCTTTAATGCCATTTTTCCACTGAAATGAACCTCTTGTAACGAGTGAAGATCTAGTTATATCTTCGTTGTAATCTATTTGCTCGTATATCTTACTTAGATTAAATAAAGACTGTTTAGCTTCATCTCTAAATGCATGACTTTCAGTACGCGGAAACTGTCTGTAAAATTCGTTTAATCCGTCTTGATCGTTTTTTAAGCCTTCTACTTCATTTTCCCAATACTCTATTACTCCTTGTTCGATCTCATCGCCAAAGCCGTCGAGTACCGGTTTGTCCGGAGTGTCGAAGACAGGTGCTCCATACATATCAATATATCCTTCGTAGTTCCATTCCATAGGTATGAACAAAGAATATAATCCTGAGCTAGTCTGTCCATTGCGGTTTCTTTTTGTAACGTCTGAGTCATAGTAAAGTTTTTTAAAATTTTCACCACCTTTATCTAGCGAGTTACTTGTTGAACCCATCATACACTTACCTATAATTCTAGAACCTAGTCTAAGCGTGGTTTTTGTTACGCGCCAGTTGTTTAATATATTGTCTGGCCTCTCCCACTTACCACTTTCGTCGTGCGCAAGCAGCTTTAGTTTTTCACCATCATAACTATTATCACCTGTGTTTTTCCAGTCAATAGTTGTATCAAGTCCTTCTATTTCTTTTAGCGACTCGTTTGCGTCAAGTTTTCTTCTTGTAAACTTAGACGCTGGAACTCTGTAGGCCAGTTCTGTTTTTGGCCTGTCCATACCGTCTTGTATTGGCTTGAAGAAAAACGGGTAGTTGATTGATATTGGTACAACTTTGTCTGTAAACATTTTTTTAGCATCAGCCCCTGTTTTTGACAATATTCCAAATCTAGCATCTTTAGATGTTGTTGCTTGATGCACGAGCTCTGAAGACGACATAAAACTGAATCCAGATCGTCTGTTTTTAAGATAGCACATGCCATAACATCTCTTGTCGGCTTTACAAGCTTCCCAGAATATGAAGAATAATCTGTTTGACTCCCTAAAATCTGGGTGCCCAACATCAATCTTGGTCCACTGCAAGTACATATAGTGAGAACCAGTAATGTAAGTAGCCACATTCTTATTATTGAACCAGTGGCCGTTTTCTCGTCTAGTAAATTCTTCATCTATATAATCGTACCATTTTTCTTTAAACTCTGATGGGTAATTTTCCCAATCAAATACTGACTTAATCTTACTTAATTCTTTTGGGTACTCGTATGGCACCCATTTCTGTTGCTTGCTTTTAGCAACGGCTTGTGCAGGTGGTAAAGCTATTTTAAGGTTTTGTATTTCGTATACTTCACCTATCTCACCTGTTTTAGATATAACAACTACGTCGTGATCTTTATTATAACCGTACTCCCACTTTTTATACCTATTCATCCGCTTAAGAGTCTTAGGCTTTATATAATTAGTTAGTACAGTAACTAGAGTTTGGTTGTAACTCATGTTGATCTACCTTCAGCAAAGCCTTTAAAAGTTTTTTCTTTAGTTTCTTTTTTAGGCTTTTCGTTTAACATATCTTCTTCAAGCTGTATTCTAGTTAGTATTTCAAACGCATCGAATATAGCTAGCTTTTTTGTAGCTGCAGCATTTTTAAGTCTGTCAGCTGTTATGTCGTCTCCTGAATCTACAATAGGTTCCTTAGCTACTTTAATAAGTTCTTCCACAGCCTTTTGCCCAGCTTGGATTATATTCAACTTCGTCTCCTTTGTATTCATATTTAATTGTAATATCATTAGTTCGCATGCGGTATAATCTGTCTTCTTCTATAATAAACTCATATTCGCTGCTAGGGCTGAATCCAACCAGATCCCCCTCGTGTATTTTAAACGCTTCTAACGAGCTATTACCGTATTTTAGTATACCAATACGTTTTTGCTCTTTTTCATCGCTTATAATTTGTTTTTCTTTTTTAAGTATAGGCTTTACAAAACAAAAATTACCAGGTGCTTTCCACTGGTTTTTATGCTTATACAAAAATATTTGATCATAATAACAGAAGTACATATCTTCTTTGAAATACGAGCTACTGTTTTTCTCAACACCTCTTACGTCGTAAAACCTTCTAAACACATTGTGATGAACTATAACTTCGTCTCCAACACTTAAGTCTGTATCACCTATAAGTGGCACTGACATTACAACGCCTACGCGGTTAACAAACTTATGATCGTCCATTGTAGTGTTGATAATTAGTTTTTTATCACCTACGCTTACTTCATTTGTATACCTACCGTTTTTTGGTTGTATAATGAAGCTGTATAAACTTTGCATTAGTACTCTAAATTATACTCAATTGATATAGCCATATTAGAATTAAACTTTTTCCACGGTATGACTTCATTGTTTTTTTCGATGTATATATTGTATGATCCGTCTTTTTGATCGTGCAATATATCAGAGATGCAATGACCTCCGTAAACCTGTTGGCCTACAGAGTAATGCATTGCTTCGTTTTTATAATCTGCACCAATACTTATTTTTCTAATCAGCTTGGCCATCTTCTTCTTTAATTTCCTCGTAAGATCCGTCTTCAAGATTTACTGTAATTTTACCGTACTTCTCTTCTAACTCTTCATTGAGTTTTTTTGACTCGCTTACGACTTCTGCAAATGCATGTAATAATTCGTGTTTTTGAGCTTCAATAGCTCCAATGTCAGACAATAATCTTGCTTTGACAGACTGTTGAGTTGATAATTCTTTTAACTCTTTTTTTTCAATTTTAGCACTCATTTTAATTTGATTTGATTATTATTTAATTTATTATATACTAATCACTTATATTAAGCGTTATTTACTAATAGACTTAGCCTTTTCCCAAGACCTTCCTACAAAGTAAGCGCCGTAAACAGTTACAAGCAGGGTTTGAAATATTGGAATATACTCTTCAGCTATTTTAAAATTACCAATATTACCATCGCAAAAAGCGCACAGGGTGAATACAACTGTTAAGTATATTAACACCATTGGTCGTATGTTTTTTGACAAAACCGAATCAGACTTCATATCTGACTCCCACCTTGCAGTCACTTGCTCTTGTGCTTCTTTATCTGCTTTTTCTAGTATTTCTGTTATTAATCTTTGGGCTTCTAGCTTTTCTTCTTTACTAGTAGTTAGATCGTCTATTACTTTTCCAACTTCTTTAATAACGCCGCCAGTTAGCCACTGCCATATTTTATTCATCTACCATTTAACTTTATTAGCCCAGTAAGCTGCACTTAGTTTACCTTTAGCTATGTTTTTTCTATGTCTAGCTTTAAAGCTTTTACGTCTAGCTTTTTGTTTTGCTGATTCACCTTTTTTAGGTTTACCTGCTGTTGTAACTCCTTGCTGGCCAAAGCGTATAATTTTTTGAACGCCTCCGGAGCAAGCTTTAACAACGTGAGACTTAGTTTTATGACTAGGTGTTCT